TTACAGATAATATTAAAAGGTAATAATTCTAAAACATGGGGTTATGTTAAAAATATAGGATTAGCAATAATTAAAAGTATTTCAATATTAATAGATGGAGAAATTGTTGAAACTCACACGAATGAAATTTTAAATTTTATTTATCAATCTGGTAAAAAAAATAATCATATTAATGAATATAATAATTTAATTGGTAATATAGAAAATTTAACTAGAATAGATCAAAATCATGAAAAATATTTAATACATGTTCCTTTAAATTTTTGGTTTAATAAACATGACTCATTAGCTTTACCAATATTATGCTTACAAGAAGATCTAATTAATATTGAGGTAACATTAAATGAAAAATTAAATTGTATTAATTATAAAGGAAATTCTGAACCAACAGATTTACCAGAAATTGAAAACATTTATTTATTAACTGATTATATTTATTTACAAAAAGAAGAAAGAAATAATTTTATAAATAATAAACATGAATATTTAATAGATCAATTACAAATAAATAATTTTATAGTAACTAAATATAATCCAACTTACGAATTAAAATTTGGTCATCCTTGTAAATCTATAAATTGGTATTCACAAAAAGATATTTATACTTCAAGAACTTCTTTTTTGGTTTGGGCAGGAATAGAAATAAATTCATTAACTTGGATTGAAGCAAAAGATAAATTTGCTAAATTAATTTGGTTAGCAACAAGAGATGGTTTAAGTACTGATGGTTTAACAATTTCTTATAATCCAGCAACATTTAATCCAGGTGATTCACCAGAATTATTAACTGGTGGTAATAGTATTTTAGAAAATTTGGTTTCTAAAGTTGATGCATATATTTTATTTTACGATTCAACAACAGTAGATGCTGATCCAGATAACGTAGCTTTAATCAGGAATGATATAACCTATGAAGACATGACAGTAACAATTGATAAATTAAATAGTAATTCTAATAATACTATAAATCAAAGTAATTTTTATGATATTCATAAAGTAAATATTATTGACATATTTAATAATGGCAATTTTGTTGATGGGTCGGATAACCCTATAATAAAATCAAATTTAAAATTAAATGGACATTCAATATTTAATTTAGATTCAAGATATTTTAATTATTTACAAAATCAAAACAAGTATAAAAATTCTACACAAGATGGTATAAATAATTATAGTTTTGCTTTCAATCCATATAAATTACAACCATCAGGATCATACAATTTTAGTAAGATTGATAATATAAATTTATCACTTACTTTCGGAAAAGAAAATAAAGAAATTATCTGTTTGTGTTGCAAATTATAATCTTTTTAAAATAGATCAAGGTAAAGCTAAAGTATATTACAATTATCTTAAAAAATAATCTAATTTATTTTAATGTGTAGGTTGGTAATAATGATTGGAAATTTAAAAAAAGATAAATATATTTTAAAATTTCTTAATCAAAGTATTAATAAGAAAAATACGCCTATTTTAAATTCTAAATTAGACGTTGATTATCATAAAGATGGATTTGGTTTATCATGGAAAAATCTACAAAACGATTGGAATATATATAAAAAACCATATTGTTTTAATGAAGATAAAAACATAAATGAAATAATAAATAAAATAGATACTAAATTATTTATTGGTCATATTAGAGCTGTATGTCCAAATAATACTAAAATTTGTTTTAAAAACACACATCCATTTATAGATAAAAATCAAATATGGTGTCATAATGGAAGTATTAGTAATTTTAATGAATTTAAAAATGATTATGAAAATATAAATAAAAAAATGGTTGGAGAGACTGACTCTGAATTTCTATTTCATTTATTTAAAAGTTTATTAGATGAGGAAAATAAAAATGAACTTGACAATTTAATAAATAGAATTATTAGATTTTTTTCGTATTTAAATAAAAAAGATTATAAAATAAGTGCAAATATAATATATTCTAGTAATAATTATGCATTTATTTCTAGATATATAAATAAAAAATATAATGCTCCATCACTATATACTAACATTATTGAAAATAACATTGTTGTTTCTTCAGAACCTATTGTAAGTGATTATAAATTATTTCCTAATAACTTTTTAGAAATTTATGATCTAAAAAAAAATAAAAAAGTTGTAAATTTAAAATTAGATAAACTTTAATAACATTCACTTTTATTTTTAAAATTATTAACTCGTTCAATATACTTATTATCCTTTTTATAAAGATGAATTTTATCAATTGCAAATACCCCATTAATAAAATTATCTAATCTTTCTTTACTCTTTTTATTAATCTTAATTTTATGATTATCTTTAGTAGTTTTTTCTTCTTGAACATTTTCTTTTTCTACTTTTTGTTCTATTTTTTCTTCTTTATCATTATCAGAATCATCATCTTCATCATCATCTTTAGAATCATTGTTACTAGTTTCAGAATTATTAAAGAATCCATATAATTCATCATCTGTTCCTTCATCGTCAACAAAATCAGGATCAACAAATTCAAAATTATTTTCGTTATAATCATCTAAATTTTGATAAATATCAACATCAGGTTCTCCTTTATCTGAGTCATCTGAATTTATTTTATCATAATAATCTTTTATAGTTTTAGATAAATCTTCCACATATTTTAAATTATAATCATTTTCTCTGATACTTTTAATTATATGTTCTAAATAATATTTGAATGATTCTAAAGTTGTTAAATGTTCGTTAATTTCAGATTTTTCCATTGTTAACATATAAATAACAGTGTTTAAGTTAATATTCTTAATTCAATTTTTTTATAATTTTTTATACTTAAAAAAAAGTTAATTTTAATAATAATGGATTATGATTCTATTCTTAAAATTGTTATGGGAATGAAAGAAAGAAAAAATGATAATGATGATAGGACTTGTTATATTTGTCACTTTCCAATTAAACAAAATGAGAAATCTGTTAAGCTGAAATGCAAACATAATTACCATTCATCCTGTTTAGATATAAGAAAAAAAAGTTTCATAAAATGTCCATATTGTTTGACTATCACAAAAAATCCAATAGTAAAAAAAAAGAAAGATGATAAAAAAGAATGCCAATTAAATAAATGTAATGCTATTTTAAAATACGGGAAAAATAAAGGAAAAAAATGTGGTAAGATCAATTGTAAGAGACATAAAAACCAATGTTGTCAAACAATATTAAAATCTGGCAAAAGAAAAGGAGAAAAATGTAATAGGATAAATTGTTGTTATCATAATAAAAAAAATATTGTGGTTTAACTAATCTAAAAAGTCACATTCTTCTTCAACATTAATTTTTTTCTTATATTTACTTTTTTTAAATTTAGATTTTGCTTTTTTCTTTACCTTTTTAGTAATTTTGATTGGTTCATCATCATCTAGAAAATCACAATCAACATTAGGTGATTCTTCACTAGGATTATCTAGTGGTACATCATCTAAAAATAAGATATTTTTATCAACCAAATCATTATTTATTTCAAATGTAGTCTTTAGTCGATAAAATTTTTTTCTTTTCATACCAATGTCATAAAGTCTATCCAGTTCATCAGGGTGTAATCTATAATACTCGACTTGTTCCCATGTTTTCTCTAATATAGGGAAAATATGATTCATCCATACACGATTTCTTTTTATTTCAACATTATGTGCATTAGGTACATACCAGTAAATTATTTTATCAAAATAAAATTTTTCTGCTAATTCAGGATTTTTTGTTTGCCAAGTTGAAATAGTATCAATAGCCCATTTATCATATTGTTCTATAGTTAAATCCAGTCTATCAGGATATAAATGATAACCAGTATACTCTGGTTTATCTTCTTCAAACCTTGGTTCATAAACTTTAGGTAAAAGCTGAATAATACAACCTTTGCAAATTTTAGGATCAATTGGAATTCTTTCAGATTTATCACCTTCTGTTAACACTGTATCCAAATTTAAATCTTGTAAGTATTTTTCTCTTGATTCATATTCTTTTATATTTACTTGCCAAAAATCACATGTCTCAAAATTACAACATTCCAATTGTTGTTGAACTTGACACCAATAATAAAATGGACATATCTGACCTGCTATCATACCTTTAGTTTTAATTTTTCTTACAAAAGGACATTTAATTTCAAGCATAACTCCTAATCTTTCGCTGAATTTACCATCCAAAGTAGATTTAGAACATATACCATCTGGTGATGCGCCTAATATTTTAAATGATTCACTAGGAAGACAACCAAATTCAGTTACTTTATTATTATAAATATGTTCATACATAAAAGTAGCAATTGGTTCATATTTTCTACCATGAAATACAAAAATACCATCAATAAAAGGAATTCTATCACGATCGATTTTTTTCACAATAAAATGTTCAACTGGTTCATATGGATTTAAATCCAGAGCAGTAGCTGTATCAGAAGCTGTAATTCTTGATTCACGATATTTATACCAGTCTGCACTTCTTTGTTCAGGTTGTGGTGTATGAAAACATTTTTGGAAATGTGCTTCTAATTTTTTCTTATTTTTGGGTATTTTAATTTCTTTTGTATCAATTTCATCAATAGTAAAAGTATGGTCCCATTTCCTAAAACAGTTATTACCATTATCAAAAGATAATTTATCAGAAAAAACATATTTAGGTGTAAAGAATCTATCAAAAATGTCACTTAAAAGTTCAAAATTTACTTTATCATATGTTAATTTAGCAACAGGTAAAATTTCTTTTTGTAATTCAAGAATATCATTTTTATTAAAAGTCTTTTTTTTATTTTTAATTTTATCTGATAATTTTTCTTGAACAAATGTAATAATATTACTTAATTCTCCAAAACTCATATATTAGTATATTATTTAATATTTAAATATTATATAATCAATTTTTTGTATTATTTAAAAAAAAATTGATTAATTTAGTGGCTATTAATTTAAATCATTTAATGTCTAATCATAAAATTCATCTGGATAATTATAGTGAACATATAGAATTACTTAAAGAACAAAATGACTTAAATAAAATTAAGACAATAATATTATCAGCTGTTTTTATTAATTTTTGTTTATATGTATTATTTAATTGGTAAATTATATAAGAAAATATATTTAATATAATTAATGACATCTTTAGTTAAAAGTAGCAAGGAAGTAGTAGAAGAATGTACAATTGCAGTATGTGGACCAGTAGATGCTGGTAAAAGTTCATTAATTGGAGTTCTTACAAGTGGAAAATTAGACGATGGTAGAGGAATGTCACGTAACAGGATTTTAAAACATAAACATGAACAAGATACAGGAAGAACAAGTAATATAACATTAAATCCTTTATTTTATAATTATAAAAATAATAAAATTATTTTAATGAATTATGAAAAAAGTAAAAATTTACTCGAAATTGAAATGGAATCTGAAAAAAATCATGATAAAATTATATCATTAATAGATTTAGCTGGTCATGAGAAATATTTAAAAACAACTGTTTATGGAGTAACAGGAATGTTTCCAGATTATGGAATAGTTGTCATAGGAGCAAATACTGGTATTACTAAATTAACAAGAGAGCATCTAGGAATATTAATTTACTTAAAAATACCAATTATAATTATTATTACAAAAATAGATATGGCACCTAAACATATATATAAAAAACTATGCAATAGAATTAAAAATTTATTGAGTAAGAAAACTTTTGGTAAAGTATTATATTTTATAAGTGAATCAGAAAAAAAAGATTATGAAACAAAACACTATATTGATAAAATGATAGATAATAAAGATATTATACCAATAATATCAATATCAAATAAAGATGGAACTAATATAAATAATTTACATAAAATAATATATAATCTTCCACCAAGAAAAAAATGGGAAAAAGATAACGTCAATGGTAGTATAGTTTATATTGATTCAAAATTTAATGTTCCGGGTATTGGAACGGTAGTATCAGGAACAACAAAAGGAAATGATATAAAAGTAAAAGATAAAATGTTTATAGGTCCTTTCAATGGAAAATTTCATGAAGTAGTAGTGAGAAGTATACACAATTCAATAAGAGAAAATGTTCAATCAATTGGAAATGATGTTCAAGCATGTTTTGCTATAAAATCTACAAATAGCAAAATATCTATTGATAAAAACATGATAAAGAA